TTCGAGGTCGAAAGACGTGCGCCGTTTCCAAAGCCTATGCATTTTTGTGTTCCTGCTTATGTTATTGATATGAAAGAGTTTTCTTTTAGTAAGAACGAGAAGAAAGCTCTCAAAATGACCGTAGATATAGATGGAAGAATCTCAGAACGAGTCATGTGGCCTGCCTGGGGTGAGAGTGTTGTAACCTACCCCAAGGAACTTAAAAAGCATTCTGTCGTACTTTTGTTTATGGGTCTTAAAGAAAACAGAACAGATTGTAAAATTTTTAGCATAAAAGTCTTATCTTGACACAAGAGTTGTTTTATGTTAAGATTTAAGTATGTTTAAAATTTTTTTTACCTTGTTGTTTCCGTTATTTGTTTCTGCCAAACCCATCAAGGTTGCGGTAATAGACACTGGCTATTCTAATTTTATCAAAACAGAAGACGTATCTTTGTGCGAAGGCTTGCATGCTGATCTTACCAAAAACAAAACCTACATGCAGAATCCTCCCTTAGACTCTCATGAAGTAAGGCACGGAAGCAACGTGTCTTGGTTGATACAGGACCAGGTAAGCAAGGAAAACTTGCAACACTATTGTATAGTGGTTATCAAATATTTTGATAAAAAAACTACGAATACACAGCTCTCAAGTAGGGCCATAGAGTATGCGATCGAAATTGGCGTCGATATTATTAATTACAGTGGCGGAGGAATACAAGAAGACTCACAAGAAACAGAGCTTGTAAAAAAAGCTTTGAATTCAGGAATCATTTTTGTAGCCGCAGCAGGTAACGAAGGTAAAGATCTATCAGAACAACCATATTATCCTGCGCTCTCTGACCCTAGAGTGATCGTTGTAGGAAATAAAGATTCTGACGGAAAAATTGTAAAGTCTTCAAATTTTGGTGCGGTCGTTGACGTGTGGGAAATAGGCAAAGACAGGAAAGCAGGCGGTGTAACTCTTACAGGCACCAGTCAAGCAACTGCCGTAGTTACTGGAAAAATAATTAACCAAATTATCGCTAAAGCTAATCAAGGTATGATACAACATATAAAAGATACCGTGAACTTTAAAGGGAGCAAAGATGGAAGATCTAATTGAAGAAATTAAAAGACAGAGAAAATATGTTGCAGATACGCTTGAAGATGCGACACCTCAAACCATTAACGCTAGAAAAAGCCGAAAACAAAACGCTGCTCTTAGACTGCAAGATTTGTTTTTTGAGTATCGAAAACAGGTTAGATCGAAAGTTTTCGTGATTGCCGTGGTCGGTGATGGGATTGATGAATTTGAAAAAACATCCTTAGAAATTGCAGGTCTTCAAAGTTTAGAGTCGGATGCTTTCTACCGTCAGCTTGTTTCTAAAATCGACGACCGCCTACTTGCTCGCGGAGAGCAGAACGCATATCTTATCGAAGTTGCTTCTCGATATCTAGAAGATGCTGCAACAGAACTTGGCGTTCAATCGTATAAGCAGATAGTTTTTAATCAAAAGTACGATGGTCGTACCTCTACAAGAGAAGAAGCGGTGAAGCTTATTAAACGAGTTGTGATCGATCAAGTCGGAGAAGAGATGGCGAGTCTTTTTATTATTGATCATGCTGTCCGATTTGCCTATGAAAATGAGCTTGAGGCTAAGGTTCACCCTATCCTTGTAAAAGTTCGTGATGAGAAAAATTTACAATCATTACTTTCAGGCTTGAAAATTCTTGGCAACAAGAGTATTGTTGTATCTGCAGGCCAATCATCTGTCAGCGCCGAGATGAAAATCGACGAAGTCAATGAAAAATCTGTACTTGAAACTTTAAAAAAGATTAAGAAAAAACTTAAGTAACTTAAACCCATAAAAGGAGAAAAGCAATGTCTAACAATGATGTATTCAATGATGTATTCGGTGAAGCAGGTCTAGGTGGAGAAAAAACACACTGGTTCAAGTTCCCTAGAGAAGGAGGAAGCCTGATTCTACGAATCCTTCCACCATACGGTTCTTTGAAAAACTCTAAAACAGGCTGGGCAAAATACTATGCTATCCATTTTGGATATCGTGACACTAAAGGTAACCTTCGCCCATTTCAAAGCTGTGAGGTTGTAAATCGTAACACTAAAATGGTGGAGGTTGCTGACCCTGCTGTTGAGCGTATCAAAAAGATCAAAATGGCTCAGGACAAAGCTAAGCTTGAAGGCAATGAAGAAGTTGTTAAGAAGCTTGGTGAGCAGCTTAAGATCTTTAATGTTAAAAAAGCTTACTACATGAACGTTATGGACCTTCAAGGTAAAATCGGCGTTATCAGCATTCCTTATAAGATGAAAGAAGCTCTTGATGCTGAAATCAAAGCATTGAATGCCAAAGGTATTAACCCTATTAGCGCCAACGACGGACGTTTTTTCGTGTTCACACGAACTGGTTTCGGCGCAAACACCACCCATAAAGTAGCTGTTTACAAAGAACAGGTTACTATGAATGGTATGGAAGTTGAGATCGAAAAAAAGCATGCTTTAACTGCGGACGTGGGAAGTCGCATTCAATCAGAAGGCGCAGATCTTGGTGATCTTTACATTGCCCCAACTCCCGACGAGATCGCTCAAATTGTATCCGGCAACGCAAAGACTCTTGAAGACGTTTTTGCTAAGTATCGATCCTCGAACGGCGGAAGCAGTGGCCTTGGTGGTAGTGATGACGAAGAAAGCTACTCCTCTTCACCTGCATCTTCAGGCCCTAGCCAAACTGCAACATCTGCGGCCTCTGTACAACAGCAGACTCTTACTACCCCAGTAGTTGAGAAAAAACAAGAAGCGGCTCCTGTACAACAACAGGCCCAAGTGGCTGCGGCAACTCCTTTACAGGATATTGCCAACATGTCAACTGATGACTTCTTAAAAAGCATGGGGCTTTAATCCATGAGCAAAAACTCCATACCCTCAAACACGTTCAACAAGGACCACCTCGAGGTGGTCCTTCCTGCGTTCAGAGGATTGGATGCGGTTTCGATCAACATGGTAGCTCTCAAGGAAGCAGAGCGTCGCCTGATCGAGGCCAAAACGGTAACCCCTTCAACCTACACAGAGCTTGAATACGTGATGGGAGAAGCCTACCGTGAAATCAAGAAAAACCTAGCAACCGTTGGTTACCAGATTCTCAAAACAGAAAACGAGCTTGAGAGGTCAAAAGCCTCTGCTCTTCTCGATCGATATCCTGCGTTCCTGGAAGGGAAGCCGGCAAAGTTTGACAATGCAGCGATACGAGATGCTTTTTTAGCTCGAGACACGGAAGTGCAAGAAGCCAAGGAGCGGCTCGATTCCTTAAAGACCCTACAGGTTTTTCTGGAAGGTCGAGTAAAGGTTATGGAAAACGTATGTCACTACATGAGAAACGCTATGCGTTTAGTAATGAAAAGCGGCGTACCTACTGATATTTATTACAATAACAAATCAAATACAGGAGAAGAAAATGGCTAATAAATGGACCAAAATGCTCAAGCAGTTTGACGATGTGGTTAAGTATGAATACGACGCATTTGCGCCTGAAAACGTGATTCATACCCCAAGCCCTTCTGTAGACTGGATTTTTGCCAATAAATCGATGGGTATCCCTAAAGGTACGGCCACACTGTTCTTCTCAGAGCCCAAGGCAGGCAAATCGCTCCTTATTCAGGGAATCGTGGGTGAGATGCACAAAAACGACCCCGAAGGAATTGCCATCATCTTTAACACAGAGATGCGAGGTTTCGTCCAGTCGGGCCTTTTTAGTTCGATCGACCCAGACCGCTTGATCATCTACGACACTAACCGTCCAGAGGATATATTTGACCGTATGGAACGAGAGATCCTTCCCTTGATTCAAGAGGGTATGCCCCTTCGAATTGTGGCTATTGATTCCTTAACCGGTATTGCTGGAACAAAATCCATGTCCGCCGACCGATCAGTAAACGATCATCTGGTTGGCGATCACGCTCTTACAATTCAGCGTGGACTACAAAAGCTCATGCCTATCGTTCGAAATCACAAGCTAAACCTTTTTGCTTCGGCTCAAATCAGATCTAACGTCGATGCCGATAACCCATACGCTCCAAAAGAAAAGATGGCAGCAAGCTGGGCTGTTAAACATACTTTTGAGTACTTTATCTCTGTTCGTCGTGCGAACGCAGCAGGAGATAAGCAGGATATTGAAGGCAATAAATTTGAAAATGAAGCCGTAAAAGATTTGCGTGGAAATAAAGAAATCACTGGACATCGTATAGTTGTAAAAATGGATCAGTCGTCTATTGGAACAGCAGGGCGCGCTGGTATGATCACGCTTGACTATAAAGAAGGTATCATAAACCAGCATGAGGAGGTTTTTCTTCTCGGCTATAATACTGGTGTAATTAAACGAGAGGGAGTTAGCAACTACGTTTTTGGCGATTTAAAAGTTAACGGTAAGGCTAATTTCGCTAAAAAAATCAAAGAGGACCAAAATCTTTATAAGAAGATTTTAGAAGAAATTAAAAAATTAGAGGCTTAATATGCAGCAATACATGAGACCTCTTCCAGCAGGCCACGAAAAAGTGACCTACCAAGACCAATTAGAGTTACGCTATCTTCGATGGGACTACCTTGTAAAGGTTGCAAATCCTAAAGAGTCCTTACTCCAAAGTAAGGACAAGATTGTAAGATACGCCGCTAGACGTGCATACTATAAGTATATGAACGAGTTTGCCTTCATGAGCATGGAGCTTGAGGACGTCGAAAACATTGCAAGAGTTTACACGGTAAGCTATCTTGGTCTCTACTCGATGGATAAGGACTTAAAAAAGAAAGAACGGTTCAAAAAATCTTTTGAGGAAAAAGAGAAACGAAAGGCTAAAAGAGCCGATATCGAGAAAAAGGATAACTACTCGTTGATAGCGTTTCTTGAGCAGCGCCTTCTTGAATGCGCTCACGTATTAAGACAATACTGTAAGGGTGAGGCAGGATTTGCCTACTACAGTGTCTTTTATCGTGTTGACGGAGATCAGTGGCCAACCGACGACGAGCTTATCAGCTCACCAAAAAAATACGGATGGGAGCGCCTTCCCTGGGCAGACTTCACGAAGATCCGTGATATGTTCTTAACTATGACGCCAGGATATTCCATCGAGCTAAACGGTAAACTTTACAGGATAGCGGTTCCAAACACATCTATTGTTAATACTTGTAACGATATTACAACTCTTATTGAAAACGTTTCGAACTCTCCTATGACTCCCGAAGAGCAGATGATCGATATGGAAGAAACCAGATCGCGCAAGGTTACCGTAAAAGGTGTAACTTTTAACATATCTTTAGGGGAACGACTATCCAATCTTGTTGACCTTTATAAACAAAGACCTCCTGAGAAACAGCTAAGAACGCTTAAACTTTTTCTAGGATGGCTGTCTAGGCGTAACGGACACCAAAAAGAAATGCAAGAAGAGATTAATCAGGTCAAACGAATGATTTACAATCTAAAGAAAAAGATAGCTAGCTCTAAGGAGAAGGATGGGCTCAAAGAGTCTTAGTTCCATCATTAAAAATTGGGCGAATGCAAACATGGCCAGTTTTGGAGAAGGACAAAACATCGCTCCTGATGATCGTCCTTCTGCTTTTGTTGTTCTTGTGGAAGAGTCTATCTCTAACGGCTACTCTCGCGAAGACCTTGAAAACATCCTAACGATGAAAAATATTTTAAAATACTGTATTCCTGAAAATAAATCAAAAAAGAACCAGACCCAGGAATTCCTATACTATGTACTGAGAGATTATTTTGAGGTTTTAGACCTTAAGTTTCCAGAAATAGAAACCACCTTAGACTTCGACAAAACTTCAGACGCTTTAACCGCGATGCTTAAACTCAAACCTAAAAAGAAAAAAATCAATCCAAACATTGTAAAGAGAAAAGAAACGGATTTTGAAACAATTGAAGAAATTCCAGATGTCAAACGAGAACCGATCGATGATAAACTAAGTATTAGTAAAATCTCAGAAGAGAAGAAAGAGCAAATAAATAATGAGCTTGCAGAAGCTAGACTTAAGAAGCAAATTATGGAGCTAGACAAAATCTCCAGTGGGCAGTTTGTTCTTTCTGACGAAGAGATTGCTAAAAATTTTATTCCAGACTTAGATCCAGAAGTTCAAATGTTATTAGGCTTGAACGATAAAGGGGAGATTGCATGAGCGATCAACAAACCAAGCTTTCTCCTGAAGAGCAACAAAAAAGACTTAGTGACTATAGACGAAAAAAACTTGAGGTTGAAGAGGCCGAGCTTGAACAAAGACATCAAAGGATTGTTCGTGGTAGGATAGAATCCAAAGATCTGGAAAACCTCAGCCTAGATGTTGACGATAGTTACACTAAAAAGCTTCAGGAAAAGAATGCTAAAAAATTTGAGAGTTCGGAAAAGAAGATGCAGATCATATATGGCGTTCCAGAGCTAAGTGTGCCTGTACCTTTTTATGCAGGCGAATTAATTATGTTTGGTGCCCGTACCGGTACCGGAAAAACAACAGCGTGTGTAAATATTGCTTATTCTATGATCAGGCAAGGAAAGAAACCTGTCGTTATTACAAACGAGGAGTCTGCCGAGGACTTCCTTAACAGGCTTGCCTCTTTGTTTATGGAAAAACGATACGGAAATCTAGAAAAGATCGATGCCGAAACCAAGGAAAGACTTCAAAAAATGATACCAGGGCTTTTAAAATATGTCCGTGTCATCGACGCCGACTTTGCAAAGATGAAGGGTCTTACTATTGAAAGGCTTACAAACTCTATCGAAGGTTTGAAATTCATCGAGTCAAAGCTTTTGGAAGAAGCGAGTCAGGGAAAAGTTTTCGATGCCATAATCATAGACTACTACCAGAAGTTTAACTTTTCTATGAAAATGCCAATGATGAAACCGTATGAATGTCAAGAGTTTGCTGCCGCTATAATCGAAAACTTGCGCGTAACGTATCCTGCTCCTATAGTCGTGTTTTCTCAGATGAACGACGGCAAAGATGACGAAGATGGCTCTTCAGCGCCTTTTGAAAATAGAATCCAGGGCCGTAAGGTTCTTGCTAACTACGCAACGGTTGTTTTTGAGATTACGGCAGACCGTGAAAACTCGGCCACAGAATTTAAGTTACATAAAGGTAGAAATATGGACTTCGTTCGTGGTAAGATTATAGCTGGATGGGACAACGGTAAGTATGTTAAGTTTGATGAAGAGTTTAAAAAGAAAATAGCACAAAAAAAGCTTGAAGCTTTACAAAGAAAGGAAGGCGTCAATGGAACGTCAAATGCGTCAGGAATTGAAGGAATTATCTCAGGAGCTACTGGGGGCGAGCAGTCGCTATCAGAAACTTCTGAAAAAGGCTCAACTTATACCGAGTAAAGACCCCGTCACAGGTCTTGAGGTTAAGCAAGCAACATACCTTAGCGAAGAGCAGGTTCTTGAACTTCTTCGCAATATGAAGAAAGAAAAAGAAGAACGGGCAAAGCTTGCTGAGGTTCAAAAGGCTGCTGGTTCAGTAGGTAATTAATGAACCCAAGTGGACAAAAGCTCCTCGACATATTGTTTGAGCCTGATGAGCAGGTTTGCGTTTCTCCAGATGGCTACGGGTGGATGAGTATCCCGTTATCTGAGATCGCTATGGGGTCTTTTGTCCTTAAACCTCAAACAGAAAAAATGCAGCCAAGATTTTGTACCGCAGACGACATACTCTTGGTTGCTATAAACCCTATAAACGGAGCCAGAAGAGACGAAAACGTCACAGCCTACCGAACCTTCATGGTTGAACTTGACGACGGTGACCTTGGCGAGCAGTTTCGGTACGTCAAGGATATGAAGATGCCCTATTCCGTCTGTGTTTTTTCAGGCGGAAAGAGCTTACACTTTGCTATAACCCTGTCTAAGCCTCTTCCAAGCTATAACATATGGCGTCACTATGCCGAGTGGATACTGGCCGTAATGATGAGGGCTGACCAACAGACAAAAAACCCATCTAGAAGCATCCGTATGGCAGGAAACTACCGTAACGGAAACGAGATGAGGATGATCGACGTTAAGGGTAGGATTGACCTTGAAGAACTTACAACCTGGCTGTCCCAATACCCTGGTCTTGCCCCTCAAAAGCCAGAAAGAAGTATACCCTCCGATAAGCCTTTAGATATTTTAAATCTTCCTGAATGGGCTCAAAACGAGCTTGAGTTTGGTATAGATAGGTCTAAGGGTCGGAATAATCGGTGGTTTGCCATAGGTTTACAATGTGGCTTGCTTGGTTGGACAGAAGATGATACAATAGCTGTATTAAGCGGTTTCTTTCAAGAAGAAAGGGACTTTACTAGACGTGAATGGGAAACAGCCGTAAAAAGCGGTGTAAAGAAAGCTAGGAAATAATATGATTAGAGACAAGGAAATTGAAAGACTTGTCCATTATGCCAAAGGACTTGGCGTAAGGGTCGTATTTTCTCGTAAAAACAGTGACGATGCTGCTGCTGAGTGGACCATTGATGGCACTGAAATTACCATATTTACAAACAAGCAAGACTCAAAAACGGACACTATCCTTTCTCTTATCCATGAGATCGGGCATCACGTCTGGTTTATTCATGAGAAGAACCGTCAACCAGATTTAAAGTTTGAAGAAGCCATATCAGTTCAAAATCTTGTAGAAACAGAAGACCGCAACCGGCCAACACCAAAAAAACTACGCAAGAAAATATACGAGGTAGAACTTGCAAGCTCCCAGTGGTGGGAAACTATCTACAAAGACACCGACATGAAGTTCCCTATCTGGAAACTACACGCCCAGAGAGAGTTTGACGTATGGATTTATGAGGTTTTTTACAAAACAGGACATTTCCCTAAAGGTCGTGAAAAGAAAGAAAAATGGAAGATGATAAAAGAAAAGCACGAGGGAAAATATGTCTAAAAAATTTCTAGAAATAGAAACAAAGTATGATGCCTCAGATATAGATCGTATTAAGTTTAAAAACTTGTTAAGATCTATGTCTCCCAAATCCTTTTTATATGTAGAGTCTACCGATATCTACTATTCTAAAGATGACGAGTTTATCCGATACCGAATGCCTCCTGAGACCGATAAAACTAAAAGGTCTGAGCTTACGTTTAAAAAGAAAACAACCAACGGAAACAACGTCGTTAGAACAGAGGTTAATTTAAGGGTTGATTCTAATGACCTCAATACTATTCAGGCTTTTTGTGAAGGCCTAGGCTATAAGAAAAACTTTTCTGTTTATAAGATTTGCGATATATATTTCTTTGAGGATGCTGATGTGGTTTTTTATACCGTTTTGGATGAAAATAAAAAATCTGCAAATTTTATAGAGATTGAGGTAAATGAGAATCTTGATATTTCAGAAGAGCAGGCTAGAGAAATTATTGTAAAATACGAAAAGTTGTTGGCTTCCTTAGGGCTAAATGCCCAAAAACGAATGAGAAGAAGCCTTTGGGAAATATACCGTAAAGATTAATATGGGAAAAATAAAAGAATTTAGAGACGAACAGGAAGGTGAAACTTTGGAAGTTTTGGATTTTGGTTGGGGCGACACCAGGGGCTTAAGGAAAAAGATCCTATCGATCTACAAAAACCTAAGCAATTTACAGACAATGCCGCTAGAAAGATACGGCTATCCTCCGTATACTGGTGATGCAGAGCTTGTGGAAATGCTAAGAAAGCTCACTGCAGATCTCACTGGCCACACCTACAAAAACATTTCCGTTACCGCAGGGTGTACCCATGCTGTGAACGCATCCATCTACGCACTGTCAGATGCTCGTACTGTTAGCGTTAGCACGCGAAATCTTTACTACCCTAGATACCCTACAATGATCGCGCTCACTCCCTACGTCCATCGAACATGGGGCATGCCCCATACTAAGAGCTGCTTAGCTATTGTTGACAGCCCTTCAAACCCTATGGGCCAGATCGGCATCGGTCAGGAGTTAAACACCGACAAAATTATCTGGGATGCCGCCTATCACACTCCTACATATGGAATCCCGTTCGGTGTCAGTAACGTACCTGGACATAAAATCTTTTGCGGAAGCCTGTCAAAGCTTACCGGTATTAACGGCATTAGGCTTGGCTGGACAGCAACCGATATAGACGAAATCCATAGACGTATCGAACTATATAGCAAGAATTCTGTGTGTGGTGTTAGCTACCCGAGCCAGTACGTAGCAAAAGAGATTTTGTCTGACGAAAACAGGCTTATTACGTATTTTTTACAATCCAGAAACCTTATTGACATGAACAGGGAAGAGGTGCTCAAACTTAAACACATTTTTGGTCAGGACGAGATTTCTAACTTCGGGATGTTTGCTTTTTTCAGAACCGATGATAAGATGGAAGAGTTATTTAAGAGAGCCAAGATTGAATTCACTCCTGGCAGTGAATGTGGCGCAGATTATCAGTCTGTACGTATCAACTTGGCAAACACTAACGAGATGACGCAGGAGATGGTCCAGCGTATCCTTAAAGCGGATAGGAGCTAAAATGAAGATTGAATTTAGTTACGTAGAGGCGGCCCGTAAAGAGCTGCAAGAAAAGTCGATGGAGGATATTCAAATTGACACCGCAAAGAAATGGGCGGCAAGGGCGTATGTAGCTTTTGAAATTGCGGCATATTTTAGTTCAGAAGACCGTGATAGTGCCATCGGTTGGTTCCATATCGGCGAAGAATATAGACACGAAGCCTTAGAGCATGCAGCCCTTGTTGAGGGTGAAGAGAGTGACGACCTTTTAAGGGATATTAAAGATCTACTAAGCCCTATTCGCGATATGGCTATAGAAGCGACATACGGGGTTAGATCAGAAATTGTTACTGAGGTTGAAGAAGAGACGGTCACGGAAGAAGACATGGAAGAAATTTCTGAGGAGGATCAGTTCGATGACGGACAAGGACAAACTGATAAAGCTGATTGATGCGGTTAATGAGTGGGCAGGCAGACCGACGAAAGATGGAGCAAAGAATCTCCGTGATTTTGCGTATAGTCTTGATCCACGCAATAGTCATAGCTCTGCTTTTGGTAGACAGTCAGTAAATATTGCAACAGGTGGAGCCATAACGAAAGAGATGGAAGGCAAAACAACTAAACTTGAAGAAAAAAGAGGAATAAGATGAGCGTAAAGCTTGTAGCGATTACTAAGGGCGTAAACGAACTTGACGGATTAATGTCTGAGGATATTGTGTCATACGTTGCACGTGTCTCAAATCCATCGAATCAGATGAACACGGAGACAGCCCCTAAACTTCTTAAGTATCTAGCCAAAAACAAGCACTGGTCGCCTTTTGAGCACGTTCACATGACGCTTGAGATCGTGACATCGCGAGCTATTGCCGCCCAGATCTTAAGGCACCGATCATTTGTTTTTCAAGAATTTTCGCAACGCTATGCCCAGGCTACAAACTTCATCTACTACGACGCACGAAGCCAAGACCAAAAGAACCGTCAGAACTCTATTGACAATATGAGTGAAGAGGACAAAAACTGGTTCACAGATGCGCAGACCCAGGTTATGCTTCAATCAAGCAGGCTCTACGAAGAGGCGTTAAAACGTGGCATTGCCAAGGAGCAGGCAAGATTTCTGCTTCCATTATCAACCGAAACCAAGCTTTACATGACAGGGAACGCACGCTCCTGGCTCCATTATATCGAACTTCGGAGCGGCAATGGCACCCAAAAAGAGCATATGGACATAGCTTTGGCAGCAAAAGAGATATTTAAGAAAGAATATCCGGCTACGGCTGAGGCCATGGGCTGGTAGCAATCTTTAGGGTATGGAGGACATGCCCTATGAACAAAACCCCTATCATTAGATGGCTCACATTCCTGTTAGTTGGCCTACCTTTTCAACTTATTGTCTATGTTGTGTATCCCTTAATTTGGCTTTACTGGCGTATTGCTATTTTTAAAAAGGTTGAAAAAACTAATCCGATGCATTGGGAGCCTGATTTTGAAACAGGTAAAGCTACTAGATTTGATGGCCTTTTACTTGATAACGACGATGACCATGGCGCTCTTACTCAGTACGGATTCGTTCAAGCTTTGGGGCTGAGTCTTTTAGTAGATGGTGATGGCAATTTTGCTCGGGCTATCAGAGACGACGCTACGCTTAACATGCGCAAAGTTTCTGGAGATTGTGTTGTAGCTTGGGCATTCGCCTATTCTTTGGTCCCTTCCGAACAAAGAAGTCAAAAAACCATAGAAAAAGTAGCATGGAATTATTTAAAGTATTTAGGCACTAGGTCTTGGGATGAAGTCAATAAAGGTGACGTTTCTAACCGCTGTAATAATTTTGGTATTAATTACTGTCCTGACAGTGATACGTGGAGTTTAGGACAGCCTGCAGCAGGTCCTCAGTTTTATACTTCAAGTAGTTTATTTGCTTTAGCCTCTCAAAAAAGCTTATTTTTTAAATTCGTGTTTTGGGCTCATTGGCTACTTATGGGAGGCTGGTATTGGGCCTGGTGGCCTGCAATCTATCCGAAAGACGGTTTGTGGTATGTAAGAGACATAACTATGAAAGCTCTTTGGGCGCATCGCGAAATTTTTGGAGATAGATGGTGGATAAGAATTCCCATGAAAAAGGTAAACGAAAGCGTTCCTGTAAGAAACGATCTGTTTGAGGCTATGCTTGGAAATGAACCTGGCGATATGCCGAATGTTGTGCACGCTTTTTTTAGTCAGGTAAAAGAGGCAGCATCATCTAAAAAACTTTTTAAGGAAAGTAAAAGAGCCAGTGCGCATATTAAAGATGCGGTGTGGGAGATATATCAAAAAGCTAAAAATAACTAAAAATAAATAAGATGTTTATAAACCCCACCTAATCAGGTGGGGTTTTGTTAACAATAAAAATTGTTAAAACTTGTTTAAAAAGGACGAAAGAAGCAAATTAATAGGGAATTGAAACCGATTTGTTTCCTTACTAAAACTTCCATTCAATATTTTACCGTTTGAGGCGTCACGAGGAACACAAAACACTCTGCCGTCTGGGAGAAGAACACCGCCAGAAAAAGCATTACTACCACCAGTTAAAGCCGTGGTAGATTGTGTGTTAGTTACGGGGTCGTAGATTTTCCCGTTTGAGGCATTACGAGGAACACAGAATACTCTGCCGTCGGGAATGAGGATACTGCCTAAAAAAGCATCGCTACCACTACCAGTTAAAGCTGTGGTAAATTGAGTGTCGTTTGCAGGATCGTAGATCTTAGCGTTTGAGGCGTTGGCAGGAACACAGAATATTCTTCCATCTGGAAGGAGGGTACCGCCGACAAAAGAAAGGCTTCCACCAGTCAAAGCTGTGGTGGTTTGAGTATTAGTTACAGGATCGTAGATTTTACCGTTTGAGGCGTTAAGAGGAACACAGAACACTCTTCCGTCTGGAAGAAGTACGCCGCCGACAAAAGCATCGCTAACACCACCAGTTAAAGCTGTGGTGGTTTGAGTATTGGTTACAGGATCGTATATTTTTCCGTTTGATGCGCTATAAGGAACACAGAATACCCTACCATCTGGAAGGAGGACGCCGCCTAAAAAAGCAGCGCTACCACCAGTTAAAGCCGTGGTAGATTGGGTATTAGTTACAGGATCGTAGATCTTACCGTTTGAGGCAACATGGGGAACGCAGAATACTCTGCCGTCTGGGAGGAGAACACCGCCAAAAAAAGCAAAGCTAACACCAGAAGTTAAAGCTGTGGTGGTTTGGGTATTAGTTACAGGATCGTAGATTTTACCGTTTGATGCGCCATAAGGAACACAAAATACCCTACCATCTGGGAGGAGAACGCCGCCGGCAAAAGCAAAGCTAACGCCAGAAGTTAGAGCCGTAACAAACTCGCTTGTCTGATTAGAGTTTTGCTGCTCATCCTTATTCTTATCCGCAACATAATCAAGTATGCTTAAAACCTGAGTACCTAGATTAGAAGCACTAAATTTTAATAATGAATTAACCCCATAAAGAGCCTGATTTAAAGAGAACAATGGGGTATTTAGGTTATCTAGCAAACTTTTAACATCTACGTTGTTAGGAAGATTTAAAGTAATAACGAAGATTTCGCCAGGCTCAGTAGTGTTAGGCGAAAGTAGATTTATCTGTGTATTGTTTGTAATTATGTAGTCTTGATAATCTACCAACTCCCCCTTATAAGATGATTCGATTTTTACGTTTTGTCGAAACAAAACAAGAAAAGGAATATTGTCAAGACCTGGGTTAGCAAACCCGTTAGCAGCGGCTTCTGAGGGTAGGTTTAGGGAGTTAAGATCTATGAGCGTTGAGAAGCCGGTAGCCTGATGCATGTACACGACGGTTCGAGAAATGACATTTGGTGTACGCTCTTGAGCTAGCTTTCTTTTTACGAATGATAAATTTTTTCCTATTGTTGACATGATAACACCCTATTAATATTTGTTGTAAAAAGCTGACATAGCTAGTAAAGGAGGAAGCTGCCATCTGTTTACGCTGGAAATCCAAGGACCGCTAAGGATCTTACCGTTTGAGGCATTACGAGTAACACAGAATACCCTACCGTCTGGTAAGAGAACACCACCGGCAAAAGCAGCGGCAACACCAGAAGTTAAAGCTGTAGTTGTTTGGGTATTGGTTACAGGATCGTAGATTTTACCGTTTGAGGCGTTGGCAGGCACGCAGAACACTCTTCCGTCTGAAAGAAGCAATCCACCTTCAAAAGCGGCGCTTCCAGCAGTTAAAGCTGTGGTGGTTTGTGTGTTTGTTACAGGATCGTAGATCTTACCGTTTGAGGCGTTATAAGGAACACAGAATACCCTACCGTCTGGGAGGAGAACGCCGCCGACAAAAGCACCACTAACACCAGAAGTTAGAGCTGTGGTGGTTTGGGTATTAGTTACAGGATTATAGATCTTAGCGTTTGAAGCGTTAAATGGAACACAGAATACTCTACCGTCTGATAAGAGGACTCCTCCGACAAAAGCATCGCTAACACCAGAAGTTAAATTTACAGTTGTTTGTGTATCGTTTGTAGGATCGTAGATTTTAGCGTTTGAGGCGTTAAGAGGAACACAGAACACCCTACCGTCTGAAAGGAGAACGCCACCAACAAAAGCAGCGCTACCACCAGAAGTTAAAGCTGTGGTGGTTTGGGTATTAGTTACAGGATCGTAGATTTTCCCGTTTGAGGCGCTATAAGGAACACAGAATACCCTACCATCTGGAAGGAGGACTCCGGTGTGGAAAGCATTAGCAACACCAGAAGTTAGAGCTGTTGTAGTTTGTGTATTAGTTACAGGATCGTAGATCTTACCGTTTGATGCACTATTAGGAACGCAAAATACCCTACCGTCTGGAAGAAGGACACCGCCGTAAAAAGCATTGCTACCACCAGAGGTTAAAGCCGTAGCAAACTCGCTTGTATGGTAAGGGGCATACTGGCCATCTTTGTTTCTTTTGGTTATAGCTCTGACTATGTCTAAGAAAGAACTATCAATCAACCCTTGAGTTGTTTTTGGTAGCCCTTCTACAAATCCGTTCTTAAGCTTTATCATGTGCTATTTTCCTTTTCTCTAACTTATATCACATCTTCTAATCGATCGCCCAAGCCACCAATTCCTCAGGCTCAGGCAAACACCCCTTGATCTCTTCTACGGTTAAGAAGTCTTGGGGTCTATAAACTATACGTTTTATGGGATTTGCAAAATCATCACCATAATCGCGTTTTACAAAGTTCTTCATCCTCCAACCAAACTCAACGTCACCCTTATCGTTAACCCTATAATGGTTTAGATAAGGCTCACTTTTAATTATGCTAACGTAGGCTATCTTAGCTTTTCCTCCCCTAGCCGAAGCTAGATGGATAGGAGAAGAGTCGTTTGTTATGACAGCCCTAGCCTCTTTTAAGATTGCCCCTAGCTCGGAAATCGAGGTTTTATTTATCAGGTTTATAACATCATACCTAGAGGCCAGATCGCTATAAACCCCTTTCTTATCCTCTTGGGTATTCCCTATAAGGACAATATCGTACTTATCTTTATGTTTTGACAGGCTTTTTAGCACCTCTTCCCAGAAAGAAAAAGGTAAGGTTTTTGACTTCCAAGAGATTCCTGGATGAAAAGCTATAAATGGTTTTTCTAATAAGTATTCTAAATTACTATGGTTTTTTATGTCGAAAGGAGTTTCTATCACCTTATCTTCAGGTGTAGGCAGTGTGCTTTGAAACATATTTAATGAAGCGTAATCAACAGGATGCAGGTTAAGCACGTTATAGAAGGAATGGCTAGGAGCATTTCCATGCCACATAGAAACAAGGACGTTATGGTCATCGAAGTCGTAATCGTCTTGAGGGGAAAGGTTTTTTACGGGCAAGTGGGAGAATAGCTCAGGGTTTTGAGAAACGACGACGTAGCTGTATTCGGGGAACTTTTTTACAAACCACCTGATAGCTGGTTCTGTGCAGGCACGATCGCCAAGCCCTCCTCCTACGGATATAAGGAAGCTCTTTTTGTGCTTGCTTTGTTGTGCTCTGTAAAGTGAGAACTCGCAAGCATCAAAAGTGATAGGTCTGTTATATATAAAACCCTTGGCCATCTAATACCCTTTGGGATATCTCAATATACGAATAAGATATCCTTAAATTTGATAATACATTAATCTTCTTCTGGAAGCAAGATACTTTTTGTGTAATCTATTCCAGGCTGTTCTGGGTGCTGAACGATGTCTGAGTTTACGGTAATAACCTCGTCAGCTCTTGCTTCTTCGGTAGCAAGGATAGCAGCATCTTCTTCAGGCTTTTCTCCGCTTAGGTAGATCCTAGCGATAAGTACATCGTTTTCTAGAATCTCTAATGTCTTGTTTCCTTTAATAAGTTTTCTCATAGATAACTCTCCTTTTAAAATTTATTAAAAAATGGGGATAAAACGTATTCCATGGGAAGATCTCGTTTTGATGCTTCGTATATCTTAGCGTTTGAGGCGCTAAATGGAACACAGAATATTCTTCCATCTGGAAGAAGAATAGCGCCGATAAAAGCGGCACTACCACCAGTTAAAGCTATGGTGGTTTGTGTGTTTGTTACAGGGTCGTAGATTTTACCGTTTGAGGCGTTATGAGGAACACAGAATACTCTACCGTCTGGAAGGAGAGCTCCACCTTCAAAAGCACCGCTACCACCAGTTAAAGCTGTGGTAGATTGAGTATCGGTTACAGGATCGTAGATCTTGCCGTTTGAGGCGTTGTGGGGAACACAGAATACCCTACCGTCTGGAAGAAGGACACCGCCGACAAAAGCAAGGCTACCACCAGAAGTTAAAGCTGTGGTGGTTTGAGTATTAGTTACAGGGTCGTAGATTTTACCGTTTGAGGCGTTAAGAGGAACACAGAATACTCTTCCATCTGGGAGGAGGACTCCGCCAAAAAAAGCAGAGCTACCACCACTAGTTAAAGCTGTGGTTGTTTGGGTGTTGGTTACTGGATCGTATATTTTACCGTTTGAAGCGTTGTGGGGAACACAGAATACTCTTCCATCTGGGAGGAGAACGCTGCCGATAAAAGCAAAGCCACCACCACTAGTTAAAGCTGTGGTAGATTGGGTGTTTGTTACAGGGTCGTAAATCTTAGCGTTTGAAGCGCTTAAAGGAACACAAAATACTCTTCCGTCTGGCAGAAGAACACCGCCATAAAAAGCATCGCTACCACCAGAAGTTAAAGCTGTAGTTGTTTGGGTATTAGTTACAGGGTCGTAGATCTTAGCGTTTGAAGCGCTACGAGCAATACAGAATACTCTGCCATCTAGAAGAAGGACGCCGCCAGAAAAAGCATCGCTACCACCAGTTAAAGCTGTGGTTGTTTGGACATCAGAAAAAGGTTCAACTTCAATCTTAGATTGTCTAATTTTTTCTGCTACAGTTAAATTAGTAAGCTTTATATTGGATTGATTTCCTGGTTTTCTTTTAACTTTGTTATTTACAATTCTATATCTCATCGGCAGTCACCCATAAAATGTTTAGATCATTATCAAGACCAGTATTATCAATTATACCATCAACCACGATCACATCTTTTATCACGTTACCTTTTCCGCTGATCGTCAAATTGCCTACAACTCTTATCTTTTCTATCACGTTGTAGTTTCCAGATATGGTTAGGTTTCCTGACAAAACGGAGTTGGCCCCATCTCCCTCGATCACCACTCGGCTTTGAGCCATCGTTACGTTCTGTGATACCGTCTCAGCTAAAAATTTGATGCGTTTTGCAAAACCTGCATCATTGATAGCGCCTTGCAAGGAAGAGTGAGTTGCGAGCCCTGCGCCTACCTGAGCTGAGCTACCGACTATGATCTGATCATAGGATACAGGTGAGACCAGCTCGTTTAGTTTTTGATAAAAAACTCCAAACCCAACTAATCTGCTGGCGGCACTTGCTGTTACCTCCAGTTTGAGGTTTATATCTTTAAAGGTATATCTATATTGAATTGATTCACCAGCAATTGCGGACCAAGTGGTTCCGTTGTAGGCTTTGGCGTCAGGAGTTATTGTGTTTGTTCTGATCTGTAACTGAGTGGTGCCTGATACGAACGAGTTTTCGTAAGCCTCATCAGTCTCGAAAAGTAAGTAGTAGTTTCCTGGTTTTAAAACCTGATTTCCAAAGTCCACAGTTACAGCACCTGTAGATATGGTTGACATATCTTTTTCTACGGTGCTGACAAGGTTAGTATCTAGCAAAGAAGGGTTTCCAGATGCCTCTTTTACAAGCTTAACTATCAGTTTACCATTGGGGGAGCCTGTTTTGGTTACATCAAAAGTAAACTCTTTTACTAACTTTAAAGTATTTGCTGGAATGGTTAAAATTTGAGCAAGTTTTTTCTGTGTGTTGGTGTTTAAGGTTCTGTTTCCTGTTACGGTGTAGGTGGCAGTCTGTGTAAGAGTTTCGTTTGCAAAGTTTAAAATCCCACTAAGCTCATCCGTTTGTCCGTTCCTAGATACCGTGACGGTTTGCCATGTAACACCGCTATCTCTTGTAAGCTTTACGGTTGGGTTCGTATCTACGTAACCATCCACATATCTTAATGTGACCATAGCTTGGTCGATATCTCTCTGAAAATCAAAAAACCCACTATCTAGCAAGTTTACTGTTGTAACCTTTTGTCCTGACGACATATGGTAAGAGCTAGACAGTAAGTTGTACGTAGCAGTAGTATTTCCTGAATCAACAAGTTCGGTTGTGTTTCCGAAATCCTCAGCAGATAAGAAGTTATAATAAGAATCTACAAACTGATTTTTTAAATCTTCTAAAAGCCCAGAGGCGTCTCCTGAACCACTTCCTCCTCCGCTACCTGCGCCAAATTGGCGAATTCTATTTTGTGCTATATTCTGGATAGTTCCACCGATATTTTGCACAACTACAAAGCCTGCGGCCAAAGTCTTTTTGGGGGCAGGTGGAAGATTGGTGATGGCTGCGGATTCTGTAGCAGCGTCAGCTCCTACTACAGTGTTTAGATTTCCAGCTCCATCAAGATAAACAAGAACAGCCGCAAAATTACCGCTAGCTACGTTAAGTACTGTAGTACCACCTGGAGAGCATGTAATGTTTCCGCCAGAAGAAGCAGGAAAGGTTACAGTACCAGAGGTGAACTGGATATAGGCTGTGCCTATATGGGGAATGGCTCTGCGACGGTTAGACTCTGCATTTAAAAGGTCTCCACCACCCACGTTTACTACTAACGATGTTGGGGTTGTTGCGGACAAACGAAGTAAAGGCGTCAGCTCATCATTGATGGACTGTACGATGTTATCGCCTTCGGTAACTTGAGTAGTGGATAGTTGGCTAATCGGTCCAACAAATTTCGTTTGTCTGAGATCAGTTTTGGTAGACATTTAAACCTCTTAGTTCCTATGCTTCCTGAAATATATTCTATCACCGACCAAGAGCTGAAAAGTAAAAGCTACCTGAGTTCTAGGTGGTGACCCAACATAATTAAAATCAAATCCATTTTCTAGCGTCTGGCCGTTTAGGTCAACCATCAGCTCATCACTAGTATACTGTCCGCTGTTGGGGAGCGTAACGTTTACACCAGCGTTTATAGGGCCCGTAATCTCATTACCGTTTCCAGGAGATCCTGACACAACAAGCAGATACTCGTCATAAATCGGTGGAGTCGCAGACTCATCAAACGATCTCAAGACTCCATTGACGATACGAGTAAATTTGGCCATTAAACACTACCTTTACAATACCCCAACAACCTCAGGCTGAACCCACAATTTATTTGTATCCTGAACTATACCGATCCTAACAACAGCATCATCGTTAGCAGTCGGGGCAGTCACTGAGAAAGCTCCTGATGAAGTCAAGAAGACAGGCTTACCAATGTCTGCTGCGGCAAAGTTGGCATCAGAAACTTGTAATGAGTGTTCGCCAAGCATAATCACTGTCATATTATCACCAGCAGCAACCGTAGTAGAAGAAAAAGCGACACCAATTACATAAAAATTGTCATTTGATGAAGCGTCTTTGTCTGCTTTGTAAATTCTACCAGCAGTTTCACCAGTCCTTGCAAGCCTTACAAGCCAGGTCGTGGTAGCAGCGAACGCCTCACCTGCAACCATCGTTCGGCGAGCAAGAGGAGCACTGTTAACTGCGATGTCGTTTGCGTTAACCTGGATAGAACCATCAGCGTTAGCACCAACAGCAAGAGGAGAACCAGCACCGCCAGTTAAACCGGCACCAGCGACAGAAGCGGCTAGTTTAGCTTCTGTAACAGCACCATCTTGGATTTTGGCAGTAATAACAGAATCTGTAGCCAACTGGGTAGCTGTGATCCCTGCGTCTGCAACCTTAAGACCTGCGGCAGACTTAGAAAGAGTGGAACCGTCAAGTTCAAGAGAAAGCTGGCCAGAAACAAATTGAAGACCTTGACCGTCATGATCAACTTCGATTGTAGTGCCTACGATCGATATACCATCACCACCGTTGAGGGTTGTGATGGAGTTAAAGAATACAAAGGTGATAGGATCTGTACCTAAAGTAGCTGGGTCAGAGTTACAAACAAACACCTTGCCTGCATTTGTAGTTCCTTGAGAAACCGCAACATAAGCCCCTTTGATCTCGTTTACGGGTGTAAGTTGGTCAAAATCTTCAGCTCTTGACCAAGCACCTGCGGCCACTACATAAATACCGTTATCAGCAGCAGAGGTTTGATCCTTAACAAGGACTCTGTCACCGACAACCAAGTTTACACCATCGATGGTTTGAGTACCTGATAGTGTGATGTTTGCAGTGGTGGCAGCCCGAACAGCTTCCTTAGGTTTTACCCCCTCAATAGCGTTATCGACATAGGTCTTGGTTGCAGCGTCGGAACCAACAGTAGGAGCAGCAAGGTTTGTAAGCTTAAAACCGCCCATTGACTGGTCGGCTGTAAAAGCTCGCGAACCGTTTTGGAGGATAGCGGTGTTAACCTCGCCAAGGTTTACGTTGGCATCGGGCATCGTGATCGTTCTAGTGGTACCTGTAGCGATACCAGAAGCTTGGAACGCTATCTTTTTTGTGTTATCGACATCGTCAGAGATTCTAAAAACGTTATCTTGAAAGTCTGGGGTAATACTAACGTTTTCAACCGCAGTTTCCAATGATTGGAGAGCTTGCTTAATTGTTGAGTTTGCAGGGATAGTGCTTCCTGTAAAAACTCCAAGATTGTCGGAAGCAGGGGCTACACCAGAAAGGTTTTGGAGATTTGAGATATGCCCCAGGTTGATGTTTGAGTCGGGTACTGTAATCGTGCGGTTTGCCGTTAAAGTTCCCGCAAAAGTTACGTTGTTTGCACCGCCAAGATTTAGTTTGAGGTTTTCCAAAACAAGCGTATTGGCCGTAAGGTCTACATCTCTGTGAACACCAGAAACTAAACGCGAAAGCTTTGAAATATCTGCCATTTTCTTCTCCTAATTACTCTTCTGTATTAAAAGAGGGATCTTTTGCCATCTCTTTTATAAGATTGGCTTCGCCCTGTTTTACTATCTGGACCCCTAAAAGCACCTCAAGCCCATAAACGTTGAGGTATTTGTTCATATCGGAAACGGCCTGTTCGACTCTTTCTTTTATCTTTTTTCTTAGCATCGCCTCAATCTCTACGTATTGCTCTTCTGGAATTGATTCGATGTCAATTTTTCTAATTCTTTCCATAACTTACAGCTTTCCGACGAGCTGCATTTTAACCAGCAAGTCCTTATTTGAAGGTGTGTTTGTATTTCTTACAATAACCCCTACCCTAATAACAGCATCCCCAGCTACAAAACCATTAACCCCTATAACTGGATGCTGGTTGGTAAGGCCCCCAGTTTTGGATACATAAACATAATCTCCATGGGGAAAAGATAGGGATACGTTTTCAATTCTTCCTGCTAAGGAAACGGTACCAGTGGCATTATCTGCAATAGACGCTTGAGTCACTCCTGCAATAGAAAAAATAGTATCGTCATCTGAAACGTCAATCGTTGTAATATAGCCGTTATTATCTACTGCTACAGGTGTTAAAGCAGGAATTAAAGAGCCAGATTGATTTTCCATCTGTGTCGTCAGATTTGAGTTTGCAGCCTGAGCTTCTGCTATAATTGCAGCAAATGGTCTGTAAGTCATATCTTAATCTCTTTGTTTAGCTATTAAACAATCCACCAATTTGCCCCATCGCTTATAATCGATATTGTCTCGTACTGAGTTGTAATCGAGTAAGGAGTGGATGTGCGGTCGACACCATCAACTGTTTGGTTTAACACAGTTGCTACAAACAAAGTGTTACCAGTATCAAGTTTTTTGACTGTAATATGTTTACCGCTATTTCCAATAGCAGTTGGAAGTGTTACAGTTCTGTTGCCACCTGAGTTGTTGACTAGTATATAGTCATTTGAAGCGGTCGCTGTATAGTTTGTACCGTTTACGGTTACAACATCATAAATAGGAGCAGAAGGAGCAGCAGAGATGGTTATGTCATTGGCATTTTCCGTGATTGTAACGCCAGAACCCTGTTGAATTCTTCTAAAATTGAGAGTTACACCAGTCTTGTTCTTAAATACGGCAGCTCCTGTTCCAATGTTTGCACCCGTATTAGCCTCACCCGAACCGCCACCGCCAGCCGCTGCTGCCTTACCTGGATCGATACGGAAAAGAAGCTCATCACCAACTACAAGGTTTTGTTGAATTTGAATAGTTACAGATTCGGTATTATTGGCACCAACTTCTGTATAATCAGCACCCAAACGAAGTCGTTGACCATTTAAGTAAACTTCAAGGTCAGCTTTACCGACTATGTATCCATTAACCGCGTTAAAAAAGTGAGAGTCATAAGGCAAAGTAAGGTTGGTACCTGAGGTAATAGGGCCCGTAACTTCATTATCGTTAGCAGGAGAGCCCGATACGACGGTTAGGACTTCCTCGTATATGGTTATCTCATTACCAGCAAGTTCTTTAAGTTTTTTGTCGAGTTTTTTAATTGCCAAAGTGAGGTTGTCACCATCACTGATATAGTTATTAGAAGCACCGGTACCCTGTGTTGTAACAGTGACGGTGGCGCCGTTTACGTTAACGTTAGAAGCGTTTGTTGTGGTACCTGCATCTACGTTTGTAACCGTAACCGTAGCACCAGAAACAGTTGCGTTAAAATCAATCACACCGTTTATTGCGGTTTGTAAGGCAGAGGCAACTTGGTTAGCAGTATCACCAGTAGTGATTGCAACTTCAATAGGTATTTTTCCAACAACATTTGGATTACCACCCAAATTGTCCCTATTAAACCAAATATAATACTCATTCAAATCAAGAGCACTATAAATTAGCATGTGCTGACCAGAAGTGATAGCAGATGCTGCTGGAACAGTAATATCTGTAACTTCTGAAACTAAAGCACCAAGTTTGTTAGAATACTCTGGAGAGTTATCTACTTCACTAACAGAACCAATATAGGTTACGATATCTTTGGATGTATTGTCAGAAATATCTCTATCTTCACCTTGCTCAAGTTCTGAACCAAGGAAACGAACATAAACCCTAGGTAGTGATCCACCGTTATCTGATCTTAGCAAAAACCAGAAGGTATCTTCAGTAAATGGAACATCTTTTCTGGCCGCAACGCGGATATGCCGATCTGTCGAAGGAGTTGGGTTTGTTTCATAAACACCAAGGGCATACTGAGCTTTGGCTCCAGAAATGCCGGTAGACGTATAAGGGTACACAACAGAAAGAGTCACTTGGGAAAGTGAGTCTACAGATTGGATTTTTAAATATTTCGTATCATCGTCAGTGGCCAATTTAACCCAGTCACCAGCTTGAAGCGGACCTGTCCAAGAAACAGCTCCAACAGAAGTTACAATCGCACTTCCGTTTGTAAACACGAGATTGGGCACAATATTAACACCACGCTTTAAAGTTATATAAGCCGCTTGATCGTCGGCAAGCGTAATGTCACTGCTTGATGGATTTGCGTTTAATTGAAAAGAAAGCCTTGAGCTAACAAGAGCAATTTGTATTGCCTGATCCCAGTTAATTCGACCAGCAACGGTACTACTATGGGAGATCTGGCCTCGACCAGTAATTACTGTATTTCCAAGGTCTTGTCTTAATTTAACTAAAGAACCACCAACATTTTGAGAATACCAAAAAGTTGTCCCCTTCATTTCCTTGAAAGAAGACATGACAGCATCCATCCACTCTTTTAAGTTGTAGATCTGCTTGTCACCACCACGAAAAGGATTAACTGAATTTGAGGTCGACGTTACAGGATTTTCTAATCGACCTTCTGTTTGGTTTGTCCATGGGTAAACATATGCCGGATTTGGATTTGTACGACCTGCTGTTCCTAATCGGAAAAGCATAGGTCTTTGGTCTGTGATATCGACGACGTTACCAGCAACGTCAACCGTAACCTTAGCAATAGGCACTACGTTATTAGCCCACACCGAAGTTGTGATAACGATGTTATATCGCAATATATTAGCTAGTGGTACGTTTGAAGAAAATTCGTTTTTATTTGTAGGGTTCCAAAAATAAACCGTATCTGAAGTTGCCGTATCTGCAAAACGCTCATACTCGATACCAACATAGTTTACAGCATTAGGCGTGAAAGCACCGCGAACCTTAGTATTGATCGTTGAGTTTAAAACCTCAGGAGTGGCCGTAGAAGAAACTGTGTAAAAAGTACCAGACTGCCTTGAAGATCCGTGGAATAGCGTACTAGACGCAACAAGCATCTGTAGCCCTGATGCAGCGGCTCCAATAGCCCCTGTCATGTTTATCTCAAATCCACGAACCACATAGACGTTGTTTTCGCCGGTGACAAAACCTTTGAGCAACTCGTCAAAATCTGCCGATACAGCAGATTCAATGGAACGAAGATGAGGAACGTCAATTCTTTGAGATCCTAACCATCTTTGTCTACGCCTAACTGACATTTAATACCTCACGTCGGTGCTTACTCACTAAAGATTGTCTATCAGTCGAAAATACTAGATTTAATCTTAAAAATATAATATCATAGTCTTAGGGCAAGGCTCGAAAGGAGACCTCTTGGGAAAAGGCAGGCACTTTAAAACTGACAAAGAACATGGCCGAATTCAGGAATTGTCCCACAAAAACAAGGAGTTACAGCGCGAAATAGCTCGACTACGGAGAGAGAACGAAAGGCTCAAAAGCCAATGGGTGCCCCCTCAAGAATCAAGGGTAGAGGAGGCAGCGGAAGTTAAGCCTAAGAAAAAAGACAGAATATGCTATGAATGTGGCAAGGGAAAGTTGATAATATTTAAATATGGAAAACCAGACGGCGAGTGGTATTATCGTAGCTGTGAAGTTTGCGGCTATAGAACTCGCTCTAAAAAACTTACACCGGAGGTGGAAGAATGAAGACTGTAAAAATTACAAAAAATATGCTTAAGAACCCAGAGGTTCTTTTAAGAAAAGCAGGGGCTGTCCACGGAAATCAAGCGTTTCCAAGCCAGGTATATATGAACGAAAAGGACTATTCCGAGCTTCGGAAAAATCTCACAAAAGCTTTTAAAAAAGAATACCCTCACACGATCGAAAGAAGAATCCAGGCATCAGTCGAGATGGTGCTTCTTAATCTAGGTCCTGTAAATCTTAAAAAGGGTATCGAAAAAGGATATCTTCTGGTTGATGAAAGAGCTATTAAGGAGCAAATCGAGAAAGAGCAGGAGCCATGAAGCTTCTCTCGCTAGATCTTGAAATGAACCAGCCTAGCGGAAAAGTTATCCAGGTAGGCGCTTGCGTTTTTAGAAAAAAAGACGGCGCTATAATTGATAAGTTTATGGTTTACGTTAACCCTGGCGAGAAACTAGACAAGAAAATCGTTGAACTAACAGGTATCACACAAAACAAGGTCGACACCGAAGGGTACTCGTGTAAGGAAGCTTATTTTAAACTTAAACAATTTGCCCAAAAGCACAAAGTTCTAAAAAATCCGTTAGTTTGGGGCTCAGGTTCATGGGACGATTCAGCACACCTTTATAAGGAAGCTAACCCAGGAGAGCCAAACTTCATGGGACACCGCGTATGGGATGTAAAAACCCTTTACCAGATGTACAGGTTTGAAAATGGTCTTTCAATAAAAGGTGGACTTGCTGCGGCGATGGAAGAACTTGGGCTAACTTTTGAAGGAAAAAACCATGATGCTTTATTTGATGCTATAAATACGGTTAAAATTTATAAATTTTTAACTTCTAAACTAAAAAATCCCTAGCCTCTATCAGAAGGCTCAAAACCTACAAGTCCTTTAAAATCAAAACTTAAACGCACAACGCCTTTAGCTTGAGCTTGAAAGCTTTGTTTGCCGATCTTAGCGTTTGGAACAAAAAGAAGGTCTTCGCCAGTACTCCTATCTTGGATTCGAATACTAATATACTCAGCCTTTACGATGTCGGTAATTCTTGGTCTAGCGTTGAAAGACTGAATACCGCCAGAATTTCTTATACGAATCCCAGAGATAGAGCCGGCGACCATGGCCCGAGTTGAGTGAATCTCTTGAGGAAAGGGAGTGTCGATACCGTAAACTTCTGTTTCTCCATAGTCAAGAGTATACGAGACAGACTGGGCTTCGTTATAAACTCGGTTGTTGATGTAAATTTTAACTAGGGCTCCGGAAAGTACAATTGAAGGTCTAGACATCTGAATCGTCTCCCCAAATTGCTACTTTTTCGTCAGAAATTTCTGACCATTTACCTAATCCCTCTGATCCTGGATAAAGGATGGTAATAACAACATTGATACCTGTAGCTGCCACCTCTTTAATAAGATCCTCTGCATAAGTTCTTCCGGCAACAACGTCGGTAAGATATGCAGGAAAATCTCTCCCTGATTTATCAATAGAGACGGGACCTGTTTTGGCAACAAGCCTGACCTCTGTTCCAGATGGGTGGGTGTTTACGATACGATACGCAGGGCTTAAAAGAATAGTGTTATTACTTGGTCTAGCCAGATAAGGAATCGGGCCCTCTTGTTTGTCCGTTCCGTAAGCGATTATTAAAAAACCTTGCTCATCTGGAAAATTGGCGGAGTTAGAAACTTGAATCACCCTACCTGAATCTGGTGAAATCGTAGCGGTTGAAGACGTTCCTATATCAGAAAGAACGTAGGGCTGAGAAGGGTCATAGATGTAAGGACCTTCTTGATCAGGTAAAAGTTCATCGGGATTTGGAGAAGAGCTTGTAGTTGAGACTAAATTGGTACCTTGCTGAAAAACACTTATAGATAAGCCTGTTATGTTACCATTTGCAACGTCATTACAAGCACCTACTGCTGCGTTGCATATCCTAAAAGTCGAACCTGACGGCGGAGAACAATTAAAGTGGATGATGTTATTTATTGCGCTTGCAGCACTAACAGCTACGTCAGTAGCGGTTGTCGCTGTCGAGATATCTACCCTAATGCCAGTTCTTGAAGGAATTGCAGGGTCTACAAGGTTTCCACCTGTTTTGTCAAAATAAACATAGTAAAGATTTGTGTTATTTGCTGAGTTTAAAAGAAAATAATTACCATCTGAGATGGAGCTGGGATTTGGAACAGTTACATCCGTGATTTCGTTTTTTCCTGGGTCGTAAGTTTCCGTAGTAATAACTGGCTCATGAATATGGGAGGCTCCTTTTCGGTCACGGCGAACGACCTTTGTCGTTGCCGGTATGAAAACCTCAAGAAGTCTTGCCTCTTCTTGGAAGATAGCTGCGTATCTAGATTTTGTTGTAAGGCTATTTTTAAAAGGCTGAAAAAATAGAACACCATCAACAGTTCCTTGTTGGACAATTTCAGCTACTCCTACAGGGTTTTCTATCTCGAAATACGCATTATTTACAGTTCCGCCTTTTACTTTGGTAATCGTAAACGTTCCCTTATTTACAGAACTGAAACCGGAAGCAAAGATATTTACATAATCGCCAACTTTAACTTTTCCAATAGAAGGATTTGCTCCTGCTGACCATGTAAACCGTAGTGATCCACCGGAAACAAGAGATACGGTCCATTGTGTAGATGCGCCTCCAGTTGTTGGTCGAACTTTGTCAAAAAGTAGTTCATTTTGCGCTCGTCCGCCAAGAACAACAACGGAAGATTGAGGTCCTTCTGTGTCAGAGATAATAACAACATACGCACCTGAGCCATCATCTTTTGCAAAAGCTCTTCCGGTCTTGCCTTGCGCTCTTAAAGACTTAGTAATTGCATCGGCCACTTCTTGAGCGGTTGCGGCGTTTATATTGACAAATTGTGAAGATTCAAATTTTATCTGAATAGCTTCGTCACCATCAAATTTTAGTTTGAGAAGGTCTCCGTTATCAAGATTATATGGCTCTACATTGCCACTTTTTGCGGTAGCCTGAGTAAGCTCATCGCCAAACATAATTCTTAAAATAGACATCAAAAGATCGCGAACCTGTTTTCGATTGATTACCGAGATACCTATTTTTCGAAAAATGTCATCGCTCAGTCCAACTTTAGTTGGTCTAACCAAGTTATAGTCAGCAAGTCTCTGATCTAGGTATCGATCTACAGCAGTTGCAATGTATACGTTGTCGTGGATAGCTTCAACGTTATTGACAAGATTTACGGCAGGATTTGCTAAAGCCCATAGCATGGCATCCGTGTTTGGACCACGGATGGCACTGTTAAATAGCTTTCTTAGCCTTTCGTACTGTTCCTGCTTAGTAGTAGCCATCTTTAACTTCCAATCTGTCTAACAGAAATGTCTGTTGTTGGGTCAATAATTCTAGCCTTCTCTGAAGGAGAGATACGGATAGTATCGTTAGAAGCATTATAAAGAGGAGAACTAATCGCAACAGCTCTAACCCCAGGGATAGTGTTCACAGACTCAACGATATCACTGATGGCGATAGATTGGCCGATCGGGTTACCATCGATAAGGGCTGAAATATTTGTTCTAACCTGTTCTGTAATTTGGGCAAACGGAATGCCGGTCTCAATACGAACGTCGATAGCGACTTGAACACGTCTAAATAGAGGCTCGCGAATAAATATCTCAGCTCCAGCAGCTCCTACGCCCGAATAAGTTACAGGATCTCTTGGGTCACCGTAAACTATACGGTTTGCCTCTCCGATCATGCCAGTATGGTAGCGATAGCTATCTAATCCTTTTATGATCTTAGTGTTAAAATTAAGTTTAACCATTGCAGAGATTTGAACTTCGCCAACATCGTTGATCTTGTTGTGCTGTTCGTAAGTTGAAAACACCATAATCCCACGATCTGTGGATGCTGGGTCATTTAATAGCATTCTAATCTTTTTGTATCCTACATAAGGATTTTTTTCTTGAACAAAAATAGACTCTTCATTTCCTGCTAAAGAAGTGAGCGCTTTATCTGACATAGTACCAACAACAAGTATTGTATCCTGATCGATGACTCGATCAACAACCCAAGAAGCCTTATTGGTTGTACCCAAAAAATTGCTCGTGATTACGAAAGAATCCCCAGGAACTGTAGCTTCATATTCAAAATACAGCATTTGAGGGCGATGCAACTGAAGAACGTCCGTGATCAAAATACCAGTTTCTGCTGAGACCGCAGGATTTATGCACTCAAGGAAAGTTCTTCGGCCTTGTTGCAAGATTTCGATGTCAAACTGAGCATTCATGTTACCTTCGGTTGCATCCGTAGTTTCGGCAAACCCTGTTGTTGTAACAGTGACCTTATTGGTAGAAGCTACGGCTGTAAGATTGGTACCAGCTACGGTATTGATCGCCAGCGCTGTGGCCGTCGCGACCTGCGTAGCAGTGTCCGAGCTGTTAATTGCAACCTGGATTCCAGTTTTACCAACTAAAGCAGGGTCTCCACCACCACCGTTTACGTCATACCACACATAGTATTCAGTAGTATTAGCAGCGGCATTTATCAACCAATAATCACCAGTGGTAATTAAGTTTCCAGAGATACAAGTTGCTTTTGTGATCTCCTGCAGCTTGGCACCAGATTTGGTAACCATAAAAGTTCCTTGGTTGTTTGACAAGAAATCGGTACCGAAAGTGATCTCATCACCTGGGCGAGCAACACCAAGAAGCGGTTCTGTTCCAACGCCGTTCCAAACAAGCTTCATCTTGTTATTTGTTGCTTGAACATTAAACTGAGTAGTACCTGTATAGCTAAGAGAGATAGAGTTAAGAGGCAAGTTGACAGATTCTTCAACAGAGTTTGGATTATCTATATAGATAGAGTTATTGAAGCGTCGAATCACCCTGAAAGTGCCTCGGTTCAAAACGCCAAAAGGCGCTGAGATTATTACGCTATCGCCTTCAGATACAGAAGAGGTGCAAGAAAAACTAGAAGTAGTGTATGGCTTACCAACAAGAGTTGCACCGGAAACGGCACCTCCACCGCCACCACCAAGGTCGTTGTAGACTAGTGTTATGTTTGCGTTTGGAGCTGTAGCCTCAACCGTCACAACGCCTCCAGAAGAAGTAGCTGTGACTCCTGGAAGAGCACCAATAGCAGAAGCAAGGTTGGCAGCAGTAGCAGCAGCGTTAGGCCCAACAACAAAATCCACACCAGCAATCAAAGAGTTACCACCGATGATGAACTGGTCACCTGTGATGTTGGCGTTATTGAGGATAGAGCACGTTCCTGTTGAAAACTCGTTTACTCCCAAAGAGTTTAAAACCCTCAAGGTTTTACCGTTTTCTGAAACACCGGTTACAAGAAAAGAACCGTTATTTTCGGTTTTACTCATGCCAGATACCGTAACGATATCTCCTATAGATACTTCTGTAAAGTTTACAGGACCGGTTAGGATGTAGATATTCACCTCATCTGTATTTGTAATTCTTTCTATGTTGAGCGTTCCGCTTGCAGTGGCGTTCAGGTTTAATGCCTTAGAAAAGAAAGGTTGGGTACCTGATCCGTTCCAGCTAATACATGTGAAGTCGCCTTGTTTTTCAACCTTAAAAGTTCTACCCTGAGAGCGGATATGATGTCTTGGTTTACCGAAATGCCTGTCTGTAAGCGTTCTACCTGTAAGGGCAATTTTAGACTTACCTACTGTTTCAAAGTCTCCGTCAACCTCTATAGAGGCTGTTTCTTTAAAGAGAGTA